AGGACAGGGACAAATGCAAGGACAAGGTCAAGCACAGAATTCAAATGACGAATATGAAGAACCAAACTATGAAGATGATGAAGATGATACATTCAAAGATGATTTAGAAGATTCTATAGATGATGAAGAATTACCTCTTTAATTAAAAAAAAGCACTATTTAATAGTGCTTTTTTAGTAAAAAATTTAAAATATATTTAATGAAAATTAATATATAATACATGGAATATATTAAAAAATTTGAAAATTATAATAATCAAAACTCAGTATTAATAGTAGTTGACGTACAAAAGTCATTTCGTAAATATTTTAATGAAAAATATTTAAATGAATTAAATAAATATTGCAAAAATTTCAATACAGTATATCAGATATGGGATAATCATATAGATGGTAAAAATATAGATAAGGATTATTTATATGATAATGATCCCGATGTACCAATACACAATGATTTGTATTACTTTCCAAATCAAAAAGATTTAATAGAAAAAAGATACAATTATAATGTTGATGTGGATTTTTACTATAAGATATTAGATAAACAAACTTTCAATAAAATAAAAAGATTAGAGTCGAGTAATCTTTTAAGAAAAGGAAATATGTTTAAAACAAGTGAAGATACCGCAATAGTATATATTGGGAATAATCACAAATGGTTTCATGTTCCTAAAAAATTATATGATATTTTTTTAAATCTTAAGGATGAATTAGTTTATATAGTTGGTGGTAGTGATAGCGAATGTTTAGAAGATATTTTTATAACCGCAGAATCTATGGGATTAAATATAAAAAGAAATAATAAATATATTTATTCCGCAAATTATTGCCCATTTTAATCAAAATACTCTAGCATAAACCTCATAGTCTTTAATTTTGAATCCGATAACCATTATTTCTTGGTATCTCTCACCGTCTTCGTAAAATTCAACTTTGAGCGAATAATCAATATCATTCAATTCGGTTATATAAGTTGATATTTGTGATTTTAATTCTGCTTCTATTGAATTTGCAGATAATTTAGTTTCATGTAGTAAAATTGACAAATCACCACCAAAGTTTGAATCACAAAATAATTCACCTTTATTGGTAAATAATATCATTTCATATTTTTGTATTACTACTTTAATAACTTCATCCTCAATAAGTTCTTTATCGGTAAAATTAGGATGACCTTCATACTTTATATAAAAATCTGTAAAATTTATAGACATACCAATATATATTATTTTTTATAAGTTTCATAGAACCAAATATATTAATATGAAAAATCACTTCAGTTAATTATTCAATAAAACATTTCTTAATTTGCCTATTATTGTGATACCTAATACAACCGGATCTAAGCTATTTTCTAATCTAAAAGAATAATCAGATATTATAAAATTACACTCAAATAATTTATCAATGTTTTTATTATTAAGTATAGACCAATCCACAAAAGGTTTTCCCAGAAATTCAATCAATTCATTTATCTTATCCGATCCAAAATTATTCAAAACAAAATGATAAATATCTTCATATCCCACAGATTTATTATATAATATATCATATAGATCATTTTTCAATTTATTAGAATTTAGTAAATTTTCATCAATATTACCAGTTCTACTATAATTGGATATTTCAACTATAATAGATCTAATATCAGGATATTTTTTATTTATAATTTTTACCAAATTATCTTTAGGAATATCTATATTTTCAGATTTTAAGATATCATTTTTTATCTTCTTATAAATTTCTGTTTTTAAGAATTTTTCCTCTTCCAGCGATTGCGGATCAAAATTCACTTGTGTTATTCTTGACTTTATACCATTTGATATTTTACTTATGTGATTTGTGGTTATTATAAATCTAACATTTGAATTATATTTTTCTATAAATGCTTTAAATGCATCTTGAAATTGAGTTGATACACGATCAAATTCATCTAAAAAAACATATTTTATATCAGAGTCAACATCAAGAATTGGTTTAAATTTACAAAAATCTTCTATTTCATTCCTTAAAACATCAATGGATGTATATAGCGAACTGTTTATCTCAATATATGGAATATTCTTTTTGTATTTACCTATTAGGATCCTAGCTAGAGATGTTTTTCCTATTCCATAATTACCATAAAATATATAATTATCGGTTATACCACCGCTAATTAAATTTTTAATTCTAGGTAATAATATTATATCTTCTATTTTTTTGGGACGCCATTTTTCCCACAACAATCTATTTTCAATTTCAGTCATAGCCAATATATGGTTAATTAACAAATAAGTTTACAACTAAATTTTTTAAATTTTATTTTTCACATAAAACTCAGCATTATGCCCTGTTGAATCAATTATATACTTATCCGCACCATATTTTAATAAAATATTATATACATCTATTTTTTTATTTAATGCTGCAAAAAATAATGCAGTTTGGTTATTCATATTTTTTTCATTAATATCTGGTTTATATTTAAGTAAAATCTTAACTACATCTAAATTTCCCTCAAATGATGCCCAAATTAAGGCGGTATTACCACTACTATCTTGTTTATCAACATCAGCACCATATTCTAACAAAGATTTGACTATTTCTGGATAATTTTCAATCGATGCTAACATTAATGAGGTTGCGCCCATACTATTTTGCACATCGACGTTGGCACCTTTTTTTAACAAAAGATTAACTATGTATGAATAATTATGTTGTGATGCTAAAATTAAAGCATTATAACCATATTTATTGGAAAAATCGATATCAATATCATAATCCAACAAAATTTCAACAAAACGATTTTTGTTTTGAATAGATAACGGTGAATTAATTATCATATTTAGTAAATTATTGCCAAATTTATCCGTCTGTTTTAAATTTGATTCATTTTTAAGATAATTAGTCAGTTCGGAAATATCACACTTATCAATACATAACAAAATATCATTTATTTGTTTATTATTTTCGTTATTTTCAAACATTTTAAAATTTTTAATTCTCATTATATTCAATTTTAATTTTAACGTATATATTATTTTTTATATATATGTTAAAGTTTAATAACAAATATATTATGATAGGTAAAAAATTTAATTTCGAAGATACATTTTTAAGAGATTTAACCATATGTCTACTTGATAGTTTAGAGAATAATATAAAATGGGTAAACCGTTTTGATTCAGGTGAAGTAAAAGTTAATGTACCTTTTTATTATTCATTAACTGGCGATGAAAGATTTTTACTTGATAGTTTTCAAGATGATATCGCATCAACTAATAGATACTTAGAACTCAACAGTGATATAATACCGAGGGGTCATATAACATTAAATTCTATGAATATAGTTTCAGATGAATTTGCAAATCCAAATATTTGGCTAAAATCAATCATAGAAAATCAAAATGAGATTAGAAATATTTTAGTTAAAATGAGAGCCATTCCAATTGTGGCTAATTACGATGTGGAAATACGACTATCGAACGAAATTGATATATTTAAGTGTACACAATCCATAATGGACACTTTATGGTTATATAAATATATGTATTTTGAGTATAATTATATGAATATAGATGCAATAATGACCATACCTGATTCAAATAATATTGAATTTAATAGAGAAAAGGATTTAACATCTGATAATAATATTAAAATAAAATTTTCAATTGAGGTTAACACATATTACCCAGCATATAGATTAGATAGAATCGCATCAAGTGATATTTCCAACACCAATGGTCCCGAAAAAACAGACTTAAATGATTATAAGATAAAAGGTGGTGTTTCTGAATATTTCGGTGATAGTTACTCTTGGCCACTGGGTAGTGATCCATCTGATAGTTATGTAAACATTGCTAAACGCAGTAAATGGTATGATAATCTTAAAAAATTAAAAAAATAAGAAAAAGTGACTTTTTTCTATTAATATATAGATATTATAAAAAATAAAATAAAAGGTATGAAAAATCTTAAACTAGAATTGTTTAACTTCAAAAAGAATCTATCAATAGATCAAAATGAGATTTCTTATATTATAGAAGGACATATTGGAGCATATATAGATAACTCCGAAAAGTCCATTATTTTATCCTTAAATGAGAAACTTAAACCATATATATATGATAATAGTGTTAAAAAATTATTAGAAGGATTAAATGATGATATGAAAAATTATGAACTATTATATGAGTTAAAAAATTTATATAGCGTTCTTAATAAACAAAACCAAGGTGAATTATATAGACAACCAATAAATGTCTTGTTACAAACTATAAATTTAGAATCCGAACAAGATAGATTATCAAAAGTTTTAAACGAATTAGCTATATATGATTGGGTACCCGAAATTAAATTATTTGTACATAATTTAGTTTCATCACCGGAAAAGAAAAGTAATCTATTAAGCGGTGGTAGGGGAGAATCCGTATATACTATAATAGAACAAGTAGAAAATGGTCACGTTGCTCTTATAAAAGACTCATGGTTTTTGTTAACTGATAATACTATTGAGAAAACTTTACTAGAAAACAACATAAAAGACGATAATGAATTAAGAAAATTAAGAATAATCGAATCTGCTATGAAATATGCTGAAATATTAGAGGATAGAATTAATTTCAGAATATCAGAAAATTTAACAATCGGTCTTGGTGTGAATAATAAGGCAATATATTTGAATGATGAAAAAATGAATGAGGAATCAAATCTAGATTCTCTATTCTCATCACCTATAATTCCTATAATAAATAAAAATTATTACCCAATTCTATTAGAAGTGTTGAATAACTTAGATAAGTTTGTAGAATTAGATGTGGTTAAAAAAGTTGATAATTTAATAAATCCACATTTAGAATGTTTTGCATTCAATTATAAAAAGTCAACATATTTATATAGATGTGATGAAAGATATGGTAATTCATTCTTTAGATATGAAAGTGCTATTGAGTTAGTAAATGAAGTTAGAAATGAACTAAATTATGATTTAACATATTTTTACGAAAATAAATTAGATAAGGAATTGGTCGTTAAGAGAAAATTAGAAGATAAAGAAAGAGAAATTACATTAAAATTAGAAGATATTAAATTCAATATAGATAAGGTAAAGGGTTCTATAAAATTAATAGGCGAATCTGAAATATTATCATCAGCATTAGTTAAATTAGAAAGTAGAGAACGTAATTTAAATTCTGAATTACAAGGCATTAAAGAGTTACAATACAAAGAAAGAATAAAATTATAAAAAAATTTTAACGACATTTTAAAAATCCTTAAATTTTAAATTTAAGGATTTTTAAAATGTCGTTATTTTTCACACAGTTAATAAAAAACTTTATTTATTTTATAAATATAATTACACATAATTAAAATATAAATATTTTAATAAAAATAATTAAATTTAATGTATCTTAATAACAAGGATTTATATGTAGAAATAATAATCTCAAAAGCACAGGGTAAGCTAACTAAAAATGCGGAAAGAATGCTAGAGTTACTAGCAAAAAAAACTATTAAAAAAATGAAATATTGGTCCAATGATGACAAATTAGATTGTTATCAATCAGGAATATTAGACATGTTTCAAAATTGGTATAATTTTAATGAAGAAAAATCAGTAAATGCGTTTGCGTATTTTACTGAAATATTTAAAAGAGGACTGGCAAAGGGATTTAACGAGATTTATAAGAAAAAAGGAGACAGTGATAATCAAATAAAAATTCTTTCCATAGAAAGTTCAAATGATGGTCAAGGATTACATTCTTTATAGATTTATATTTTTTTTAAATGTTCCTCTGCTATAATTATAAATTCATATCCTTTTTTATCACACCATTTTATAGCAGCTTTCCATTTTTCATTATTTTTTTTTGCGGTTAAGAATCTATATTCTAAATTTTTTAATTTTTTTAAATTTAAATTATTACCCATTTCAAAAGAACCATTTTGTAATAATAAAACATCATCATATTCTTTTTTTGGCTTAATTTCAACCAAAACTCTTCTTATACCATTGGGTGTTTTCATCTCATAATACAAATCCGGGTAATATATATGCGATTTTAAATATATATCACCATTTTCAATGTGTGTTAGTTGATATGGAATTGCAATATTTTCAGCACCCCATTTAATTATTTCTTCTTTATTATCCAACCAAGTCATTATTTTCTTTTCGATACTAGATCTATAATAAATACCACCAAAGTTATTTAGTTTTATAACTTTATCCTTATATCTAGGTATATAATTACCTTGGTCATATTTAGTTGGATTATTCGGCTTTGTATTTAACATAATTTAACAATTTTTAATATTTTTAATTTTAAATATATATATTTAAATATTTTTTTCTAATGGGTGAATTGTCAGAAAGAGTAAAGTTAAGTTTATTATTACACGGAAATGGCGTTGTTGAAAATTTTAAAAATAATTCTTTATATTTCCTAGATCAATATAAGAAGTCTACGGAATATTTCAAAATTGTAAATGTTGATGATATTTACACTGGGGGTTTTTATTTTTTTCATTATATAGATTCCTCAAATTGGATGAAATGGTCACCAGTTTTTATAGCAGATTATAAAAAATTTTCAAATAAAATAATATTATTCGGAGTTAATTTTAATTTCATACCTCTTGAAATAAGAGTATTATTGTTTGATAAATACATAACAGATGATGACTTTGAAAAAGATAAATTACTAAATGTTAACTTACAAGGTGTATATGATCAATTACGAAAAGTTGGATTTGAATACGCACTAATGGAGTATGATTTATCTAAGATAAAATTAGCACACAAAGTTAACTTGGAATTACTACCTAGATTTTTATATCACCAACACCCATATAATAAATATGACCCTGAAAAATTAATTGATATATGGGAATCAAAGTTAAAAGATAGAGAATTAAGACACAAAGAAATGTCATTGGCTATAATAAGTGAATTTTATGATATAAACTCAGAAATATCCGATAAATACAGTTTATTAAAAACGCATATTCAAAGAATTCAAAATAATATTAAAAAATTTGGATGAACAATCAGAAATGAATATGTAGTTATCATGTTTAACCAACTTCATGAAATAGAAAGATATATATTTTATATATAACATAAAATTTTATATAATATATATGCCATCATATAACCAACAAAATATATCAACCAATAGTGTGTTGAATTCTAGTATGGAAAATAAAGGTCTATTCAGTAGGATATTAAGAAATTTATCAAACTTCGGTATGGATTATAATGATATGATTATTAGAAATCAAGTTGGTATCGGTATAAATGAGGATCCATATGCATCAAAGAATAGTACCATGTATGATTTTTTTAGTTCAAAAGCAGTAGCTAATGTACTAGACAAAAAATCTATACCATATTTAGATAAATCATATTCTGATAAGAGAAGAATACTTAGAGAATACTCAATAAAGGACGAAATACGTGATTTCATATCATCTGTTTGTGATGAATGTATAGTATATAATGATGATGAAGATTTTTGTGAAATTAAACAATTATCAAATGAATACCCATCAGATATTCAAGATAAATATAAAGAATATTTTGAGAAGATATATAATAAATATAGATTTTCAGACAATATAACAGCTTGGAATATGATGAAAGATTTTTTGATAGATGGTCACTTAGCAATTGAGATAATATTTGATGATAAGAAAAAGAATATTATAGGATTTAATAGATTAAGACCGGAAACACTCGTACCGGCATATGAGCCAAATATTGGACAATTATGGATACAGTTCCCTGAAGATCCACAGTTAAGAAGAATATTTCTAGATTCTCAAATAATCTTTATTTCATACTCAACACAAAATGATTATTCAGAAACATCATATGTCGAAGGATTGATAAAACCATATAATCAATTAAAAATTTTAGAGCAAACTAGAATAATGTTTAATGTTTTAAATGCTCAGATTTATCAAAAATTTACTGTACCGATAAAAGGATTAAGTAGACAAAGGGCAGAAGAAGAAATAGGCAGACTTATACACGATTATTCCGAACAAATAGAATGGGATGATACTTTAGGCACATTATCAATAAATGGACAAAAACACCTACATTACAATAAACAAATATGGTTCCCCGAAGGTGATGCTGGTACACCAAATATGGAAATAGTAAAACAAGATGGTCACGATTTAAATGATGAGACAATGTTATCTTGGTTTTACAAAGCTCTTAAAAGAGCATCAAAAATACCATTACAACGATTCGAATCTGATAATGGCGGCGGTAACTTATTCGGTGATGCATCAGAGATGACTAGAGATGAGATAAAATTTCATAATTTCATAAGAAGACTAAGAGCCAATTTTAAAGAAATTATAGTAAAACCTTTAAAGTTACAATTATTGATCGAATTTCCCGAATTAAAAGATGATGATATTTTTAAAAATCAAATTGATATTTCTTTTTATTCAAATCAATTATTCGAAGAGTGGAAAAAAATAAATAATTTAGCAAAGAAAGCGGAGATAGTATCTACATTACTTAGTATAAACCGAACCGAGGATAAACCATATTTTCACATAGAGTGGATTATGGATAATGTATTTAAATTATCAGTTGAGGATAAAACCGAAAATGAAAGATATTGGGCCAAAGACGCCAGCGCACTTAGAGCAAATGCAGATAATAATGAAATGGGATCAGGTATGAATAGTGACATGGGTGATATGGGTGGAATGAATGATAATTCGATGGAAACACAAGATAACACTGTAAATGATGCTGAATTTAATACCGATAATTCATCATCTGAACCACCCATTGATAATAGCAACGGAGAGCAAGAAAGCAATGAATTTGAATTCTAAAAAAAAAGAGGATTTTTTAATCCTCTTTTTTTAATCCTCTTTTTTTATAAAAAAAGCCTGAAATTTATCCTTTTTTTATAAAGATCAACTCTATCAACTAAAACTGATACAGTATCACCCAACCGTATTCTATTACCATAATTATCGAAAATGCTATATGATTCTTCATCTATACGCCATTGATCACAAATATCTTGATATCTAATCATACCTTCACACTTATTCGAAATTAATTCAACATACACACCCCAATCTTTAACTGAAGTAATAATACCATCATATACATTACCAATTTTATCCATCATAAATTCAGCCTGTTTGTATTTTACAGAATCACGCTGTGCTTTATTAGCTTCAATTTCAATTGAAGATATATGCTTACACATTTTTTCTATTTTGTTTTTATCTATATTCATTATAACCATTATTTTTTAAAGATTCTGATAAAAGTCTATGTGTTATCACATCAGAATATCTGCGTATACAACTAGTAAAATGACAATAATCATCAAACGATAACCCATAATGTGGTATATCTTCTGTGGTATAATATGCTTTATTTTGACTTCTTATTATTAAATTTGTAATAAAATTTTCTTCAGGTTTACCCTTAATATCATTTATTAAATTATTTATATTATATTTTAATGATACTTGGTTTGATATATCTAATTTATACCCAAACTCATTACTTATCTTTTTTAGTTCATTTAACTTATCTAAATCTGGTTTAGGATGAACTCTATTAACACAAAATCCCAATTTAGATTTAATAAATTTAGCAACCGATTTATTAGCTAATAACATAAATTCTTCTATTAATTTATTTGAATCTTTTTGTTTTTTAAAATATACACTCACTGGTTTTTTAGCATCATCTAATTTAAATTTAACTTCAGCCCCATCCATTTCTATAGAACCATTACTTATTCTTTTGCTTCTTAATTTTTTAGCTAAATTATTCAATAATTTAACCTCACTGCTTAAATTAGTTTCATGATTATACTCTATTATATCTTGTGCTTCTTCATATGTAAATCTTTTATTTGAGTGTATTATAGTTCTACCATACCATTCATTTAATATATCACCATTATCATCTATATCGATAACCACCGAATATGTAAGTCTATCTTTATCCGGAATAAGAGAACATATATTATTACTTAGTATCTCTGGTAACATAGGCACAACACGATCAACTAAATAGATGGATGTGCTTCTACTGAGTGCTTCATCATCTATTAGTGTGTTCTCTTTTAAATAAAATGAGACATCTGCTATATGTATACCTATTCTGTAGTAATTATCTATTTTCTCGATAGATAAAGCATCATCAAAATCTTTTGCATCTATTGGATCTATTGTAAATGTGTTTATATTTCTGAAATCTCTTCTTTTTTTTATTTCATCCTCAGAAATTAATGTGCTGATTTTATTAGATTCTTCTATAACCTCATCTGAAAATTTAGCCGATAAATTATATTCAATCATTATCGAATTCATCTCAACGTCGTTATCATTTGCATTTCCTAATATTTCAATTATCTTAGCCTGTGGCGATTTAGTATTTTCCCATTTAGTTAATTCAATTATTACCTTACTATCCGAATCTGCTACTAAGCCACCTTTTATATAAAAATCCACATGTATTTTTTGATTATCAACGACCACAAATGTGGTTTTTTTATTTTTTTTAACTTTACCCACAAATTTAATTCTATGTCTATTTACAACTTCTGTAACTTCAGCGTGTGTTCTACCATCATTTTCATAAATTTTTATATTAACAATATCCAAATGTAATGCATTTTTAGTATTATCAATTTTTATAGAATAATCATCATCTATATTAACTATAGCAGTATTGTTAGTAAATTCAATTTGAACATTATCATATTTATCAACGATCATATATTTTTATTATTTATTTTTTTATTTTTAATTGTTTTTCTAATTTTTTCCAAAATTATTTTATTTTGTATAGGATATTCTACACCATAATTTAATTTTAGTGTATTTTTTCTTTTATATTCTGAACATTTTCTACAAAAATATACACCCCATTCATTATTATATTTTATATAATTTTTGTATAAAATATGTTTTTCCACACCACAAATATCACACTTACATAATATTTTAAAATGAGAACCTTTGGATAGTAGCTCAATCGGTATTAATAATTCGTCACCAACTAATATTTCATACCCAAGATTTTCATAATATGAAAAGTTAGATTCAGTTATTTTAATAAGTATTTCTCTAGTTATTATCATAATAAAAAATATTAAAATATTAAAATTTTTTTCTAATTCAGCAATAATTAGTATAGTATATATTGAAAATCTTAATTTACATACAATATTTTCTTCTATTAGTATATCTGTAAATATATCAAAAATTATAAAAAATCCACATTTTATATTTAAATAAAAAATATGATTATATATAATAATAAATAAAATATAAATAAAATGAAATCGATCTTAATTGTAGAAAATTCTCTTAATTCTCTTGTAAGAGAAAATAAAGATTCAAATAATAAATATATTTTAAGTGGATTATTTACCGAATTTGGTATTAAAAATCGCAATGATAGAATTTATACCGCTGAAAAATTTCTACCCGCATTAAACGAGTTAAATGAGCGAATAAATAATGATTTAGGTGTGGTTTATGGTGAGTTCGACCATCCGGATGTTTTTGATACATCATTATCGAGAGCATCACATGTAATACGAAAGGCTAAGTATATTAAAGAGAAAAATATAGTAGCCGGTGAAATAAAACTACTTAATACATATTGGGGCAAAGAAGCTAAATC